TAAGCATTTACATACTCAGCCAGTTCTTGGTAGCAACCTTCAATATACTTTTCAAGTTCCACTTTACAGATCTTATCAAGGAACGAGACAATGCCTTCAGTAGTTTTCTCTCTTCCCTTGTATACAGTTTCAACCAAAGGACCCATATGAAGATAAATGGAGTCAGTATCAGAAGCAATAACATAATCAACATCTACTGTCTTAAGAAGTTTATTCAGGTACGTATTCATCTTACTCTCAATCCAACGAATTGCAACTTGACCGGACAGAGTGATTGCCTCTGCATTTTCAAGTTTGTAATAACGAAAATACTGATTACCAATAGCACCATAGCAAGAGTTTAGAGAAATCTTCTTTGCCATTTGAATATTATTGCATCTAGCAATTTCTTTTTCCAGTTCTTTTGTTTTAGTTTTCTCATAGGATTTCTTTGCTTTAATCATCTTTTCTTTAAAGATAACTCTATCATCATACATTTTTTCCATTAATTCTGGAAGAAATCCACGTACATCTTTACGGAACATCGCACCATTAGGACATATGGCATAATCCTTATAGTCATCAAAATTGAGTTCTTGATTTAGAATCTTATCTACGGTAACTGTTGGATGCCTTTCATCCACTAATGTTTCAGGAGATACGTTAGATTGCATAATCAAATGCGGATACAGAGAGTTAAGGTCAAAGTTTACAACCCAATCATACTTACCAGGAACTGGTTCCTTTACATAAGCACCTGCATACTTCTCATTCTTCTGAGATTTATTCTTTGGTGGGATTACAATATCCCTTTTCTTAAGATAGTTATAGATAATATTATCCCACATACGAACTTGATAGAATACATCGGCATAGTTAACTTTAGCATCATATGCCATAGTCAGAGCAAGTTCAATCAACTTCATCTTGTCTTCCAAACGGTCAACAAGTTCTACGTCAACAATGTTGTATTCAATGAACTTTTGCCAACCTTTGGTGTAAAAGTCTTTAAAAGTGTCAAACTCAGAGTGGTCAAGTTTCTTCTGTCCAAGTTCTACTTCAGCAATATAATCTAGACGATAAGATTCCTGCGCTTTATAAGTAAACTTCTTATAAAGATCCAAATAATCTAATTGAGTCAGGCCTCCAATATCAAATGTGGTATGCTTACGTCCATTAATAAATGTCTCACCTTCAGTTACAAGTCCCCAATTAGACATGCGCTTCATTAGTTTTTCACCAAGAACGCGATTTAATCTTTTGCAAATATATGGAATATCATAAAATTGAATATTCCAACCAGTAATCACATCAGGAACATCAGTCATCCAATAGTTAATAAAACTATTCAGAAGTTCATATTCTGATGGGCAGTAATGATAAGTTACGTCTTTACGAATATTGTTAAATGGTTTAACTCCCCAAGTAATAATCTTCTTTGTTGTATAATCTTGAATTGAAATAGAAAGAATTTCTTCTACGCAGGATTCAACATCAGGAAATCCACCTTCAGAAGCAACCTCAATATCCAGAGTTACAAGTTTGATTTTGTTGATATCAAACTTAATTTCATCTTCTGGATATTTTTCAGAAATATATTGATAAATGTATCGATCATTTCCATAGATCTCAAATCCATCTACATTTTCATATTTTTTATAAAACTCACGACAGTCTCTTACAGAACCAGGATGAATAGGTTCTACAGACTCACCATTTAAAGTTTTATACTTAGACTCCTTTTTAGACTTTACAAAGAGAGTTGGAAAGAATTCATCTCTCGTCTCAAATCTTTTACCATTTTCTACTCCACGAATCAAAAATTGATTTCCAATCAACTGAACATTAGTATAAAAAGTTTGACTCATTCCTTAATAAGGTCCTGGTATTTTTCAAGAAGTGTGGGTGTTGGATCAGCAAGAGATAAAATCTTATCTGAACTAATCATAAATGAATCATCTTTTGTATATCCACAAAGAAATGGTTCTAAGGTATTCATAGTCAATTCCTTTATTACAACAAAAGGTTTAATTAACTTACAATCAGGTTCTCCAATATCAACTCCAACTTCTTCAATCTGACTGATCAGAATTGAGTTGTTCATCAGTGCTATTACTTTGATCATTTTGTTTTCCATAATTAATTACATCCTCCATATACATATCAGTAAGTTTATCAGTTGGAGTAACTATTGTCACTACCCAATCAGTAGTTAGTGGAATAACCTCATCTTTTGAGAGAGGCATCCAAGGATAAAGAGAAACTTGAAATCCAGATTTTTGCACACCATCAGTATTTTCGGTGAGCGTATTTGGATTTCTCATTTTCACAATACAAGGTTTTGTAAGAAAGTATCCAATCACCCTGGGATTTTCTTCATCACCAACAACCATTTCTTGAATATCCGAAATCAAGTCTTCACCTGACTTAAGAAGCATTAGTTTTACTGTCATTTTTACTCCATACCTGTAAGTATTATAGCAAGAAAAAAGGGAGGCGTCAACTGGTTTTTGCCAGTCACCTCCCAGCGGCAACGATACTTAATATTTATAGATAATCTTTGCGCTTATGATGATCCGGAACAATTCTACCCAGAGTAACTGCCAACAAACCATCCTCAAAATCAACTGATCTAACTTCAGTCTCATCAGAAAGAGTCCAGGATCGAGTAAATGATCTCTGTGCTAATCCCTTATGAACATAACTAGTTTCAGTTTCTTTATCTTCTTTTTGTCCCTCAACAAAAAGTTTTCCATCTTGAGTGTAAACAAAGACTTCTTTTTTCTTAAATCCTGCAAGCGCAAGTTCTAGTCGAGATTCTACATTACTTACCTGAACCAAATTATATGGAGGATAATTTGAAGTAGTTTCGTGAAGATTGAATAGGCGATCAAAATATTCATCCAATCCAATACTGTTCTTTGTGATCTTATCCATTAGCATAGGAAGATCCGCAGCAGTATACCTTGCAATATTAGACATTATAGTAGCTCCTTACTAAAAAGCGAGTTTGTGTTTTGTGGACCCCGAAGGCATCCAATATTATATATTCAACAACATAAAAAAGATGGGTAGTGATACCCACCTATTTCTATTCTGTTTCTACTACCTTTCCTTTTTTACCAATATTATACTTCTGTTCTAAAATCCAATCTCCTTTATCCTTATATGCAAGAACTTTGATTTGATTAAGTGGTGCAATATCAGCAACTGAATCTTCTTTTACAATAGCAATCAGTCCCCAATCGGCAAGTAAACGTACAATACGATTACGACGTTGAACATCGTTTACCGTAAGATTTGCATGTTTACCATCAAGAGCAAAAAGTTCTTTGAAGTGAACCAAAAAATAACGACCTTGTTTGTGCAGAATGTGGCAAGATTGATAGAGTTTTTTCTCTTTCCTTGACGCAACTCCGATGCGGGTTAAAGTCTCACGAACTTTTAGAAAGTCATCGGGTTCATTAAGAATAATCTCAATCATTTGGTCTTGTGACCACTCAACAGTTGGTTCTACTGTTTGATGTGCAGTAGTCATTTTTTTCCTCCAATTTCAAGTCGTTTTTTAATAAAGTTAATTTGTTCTTTCGTCAGGATTTTCAGTGCTTGCGATGCTTTTTCATTACTATAACCATAGTATTGTTTGATACATTCTAAGTCTGTGATTTTATCCTTGCGGAGCCAGGGAGAAAATCTCTTCCGTTTCCTTAGACTATTTAGATAAAATGAATATTGCATATCTTTATCAAGATGATGATTCATATTCATTTCGTTTGCAAAAAGAATAGAGTCTATCTGTCCTGATAGGCACTTGTTAATAATAAACGGTGAGTATTCTTTTATTAAGTCTGGATTTTCTTCTGTTAGATTATCTTTTGTAAAGTTAATTGAGTTTAACCAATCTTTAAGTTCAGTTGTCATCGTATAATTTGAATTTCATCATCATCAGTCCAAAGTTCGACCTTGGTTCTAAATCTATTTTCTTCTTTTAGTTTATCATATCTTTTGGTGGATTTCTTCTTCCACCAGGCAATAATATTTTCCAAATAAAATTTATCCCAATTTTGTCCAGGTCTCAATTTATCTTGCTCACCAAGAATAACTTCACGAACATTTTCATACCCATAATCAGAAATATAAAATCTTTTCTTTTGAGTCAAATTAAAGGCAATATTAATAACTCGATTAAACTCATCAAGTTTTTGTTTATCTTGAAGAGAGTTACGAATAATAGAAATCATTTTAGTTTGCCGCTTCATCTTTTTAGATGATGCTTTATTATCTGTTAATGGAGTATTATTATTCAGATAAGTAAATCTATCGTGAAGTTTGTGAAATACTTCGTCGTGAAGAAGTGGAAGAAACTTACTTTC